ATGATTTTGATATAGTGTATTCTCATTTGCCAGAACATACCTTACAGATGGCTAATTGTCTACACAATAATTCTAATATAACACCAAAATTTATTGGGTATTCGCATTGGTTTGAAGTACCTGAAAATGCTGCTTATGGGGACAGAGATGGTGTACATAAAGATTTTCCAGTTAGAGCATTATATGAAAGTGTAGCCGGTCTACTTATGATGGATGAATGTGGTGTTAATAGTGATTGGTTAAAACAACTTACAATTAAAAATGCAGCTCACCATTGGAATGATAAGGTTATAGATAGATTACACAAAATTATTCAACCACATTATTTAGGTGTAGATAGAATTAATGTAAGAGATAAATACAAAGATAAAACGGTTGTATTTAATCATAGAGGTGCAGGCTACACAGGTTGGGAATGGTTTATAAAAGTAGTTGATGAAATATGGGAACAAAGGCAAGATTTTAAAGTATATACTACATTGACGCAAGTAGAAAGACCTTGGAATAAAAAAGTTAATTGTGAAAGTAGAGATGAATACATGAAATTTTTAGCGTCAATGAAATTTGGTGTAGGAACATTCCAAACTTATTCTGCTTGGAGTATTTCTACTACAGATGGATTTTCCGTAGGAGTTCCTTATTTGTTGCCAAATAAACTATGCTATCCAGAAATGACGGGTGTGGTAAAGGATCCTTATCCTTTCTTATATGATAATAGAAAAGATTTTAAAAATAAATTTAATGCTATGTTAGATAATCCTATTGATTATGATACAACAACGTTAGCAAAAAATATGATGTGGGAGGAAAGAATATCTAAATGGTTTAATAATTGGGAAAATGTATTTGACTTAAAAGGTATGAGAGAAACTGAAAGTGTTTTAAAGATTAGAGATTTTATTAAGCATAAAGGTTTTGTAACAAAAAGACAAATAACTGATTATCTCGGTTGGGGTGTTAGAATAAAGTTTAGTGGTTATAGAAATGCTTTAAGAAAATATGATGAAATTAAATTTACCAAAAATGGTTATGAATGGAGAAGATAAATGTTAATAACAATAGTATATAGTGAACAATTTGAATCAAATGCAAAATCATTAAGAACTGCTGTAGAAGAAGAGTGGGACGGTGTAAAAGTAAATTTGCTGGGAACGCGAAGAACTTTATACCAAATACAACTTGAAAAAGATTTGGTTTATAGTAAAGATACAGTAGAAATAGATAATAATATAATAACTTTAATAAGGGAGCGGTTATAGTAATGAAACAATTAACAGCAGAACAAGTCCATGAGAATTGGGTTAAACTGATTGAACTTGTAAAAGATACATTTCCAGAAGATTATCCTAATAATCGAAGAGAAAAACTTCTTAGTATGTATCAGTACTTTGAAGAAAGAATGTCAGTAGCACCAGCTAGTGGTAAAGAGTCATATCATAATGCTATGGTAGGTGGGTATGTAGAGCATGTATTGCATGTAACTGATTGCGCTATTCAACTTAAAGAGTTGTGGAAGTCTAATGGCGCTGAGATTAACTTCACCGATGAAGAACTTATCTTTGCTGCTATGCATCATGACTTAGGCAAGGTGGGTGATTTAAATCAAGATTATTATATTCCACAAGACTCCGAATGGCATCGCAAGAATAGAGGAGAAATTTATACACATAATCCGAAACTTCAATATATGTCTGTTACCGACCGAGCTATTTTTCTTTTAAATCACTTCGGAATTTCTATGACACAATGGGAATATATCGGAATACGATTAACTGATGGTTTATACGAGGAAGCAAATAAATCTTATTATATATCGTACAATCCTGATTGGGGATTAAAATCTAATATAGCGTATATACTTCATCAAGCTGATATGATGGCGACACATATTGAATCGGATGAATGGAATCGTTTAGATGAAGAATATAATACTCAACTTACAACTAATATGAAAAAAGCAGTTGAGCCTAAAACGGAAACTGAACAACCATTACCTAAACTAAGTCAAAAATCACAAGACCTTTTTGACGAACTATTTGGAGATAAATAATGATTTTAGAAATAAGTGTTGTAATACTATTTCTTTGGTTTTTATCTTCTTGTTATATAATTTGGAATTTAAATACCAAACAAGAAATATTAGAAACATGGATAGAAGGTTTTATTCAAATAATAGAAAAAGTTAATATTGAATTAAAGCAAATAGATTATTTAGGATCTTTTGAATCAGATGACGAAACAGGTTCTATATTTGAACAAATAAAAACTATAATAAAACAGTTAGATAAATTTAGAGGAGAACAACAATAATGGTTACAACATCAAAATCAGGATCTACAGTAAAGGTAAAATCACCAGTTAAACCAATAGTTAAAAAGAAGAAGGCTAAAAAGAAAAATTATTATTTTCATCAAGGAACTGAAGATGCAATAGTTCGTTATAATAAATCTGATGATTCTGTATTAAGAAATACAATTTATAATGAACATATTAGAGCAGCTTTTGATAAATTAGCTGAAAATATAATCCATACATTTAAGTTCTATTATTTTGACGTATCTTCAGAACAAGTAAAGCACGAAGTGGTTTCTTTTTTAGTTTTAAATATACACAAATTTAAAGAAGGTAAAGGTAAAGCTTTTTCTTATTTTAGCATTGTTGCTAAAAACTATCTTATTTTGAATAATAACAAAAATTACAAAATGGGAAAAATTCATTCTGAAATGGATGTATTAGATTATAAAAGAAATATTACTTCTGAAAGAAAAGAACTTGAAAGATCTAGTGATGCTGGATTATTTATAAATGAATTGCATCGTTTTTGGAATGTTAATTTGACTAATATATTTCACAGAGATAAAGATATTAGAGTTGCTGATTCAGTGTTACATTTATTTCGTATAAAAGAAAATATAGAAAACTTTAATAAAAAAGCTTTGTATATTTTGATTCGTGAAATGACAGGTTCTAATACTCAACATATAACTCGTATAATAAACGTAATGAAGAAATTTAATAAAAGGCTGTTTTTAGAATTTGATAAGGATGGTGTGGTTGATGTTAATTATACTGGATCTTTAATTAGAAATTAAAGAATAAAAAAAGGGGATTAAAAAATCCCCTTTTTACTTACTCCTAAGAGTTACTTACGGAATAAACCCACCAACACCAACAATGCGACGAGTCCAGCGAAACCTGATTCGCCGAATTTGTTTATGATTGATGTTAGGTTACCAATAACGTTGACACCAAAGATACCACTTCCAAAAATTATTTCAGAAATTGCACCTATAGCTACAAAGGACATTAATAGATGAGCTAAATCATCGATATATCCTTTAACCATTGTTATTACTTCCTTCATGTTTTTCCTCCCGTTAGTTATCGAAAAAGGGATTTTCACCCTATATATAACTATCATATATATTCATCAAAAGTTAAAAAGTCAAATATTTATATATAACAACAGTTCTAAAAAAATATTATCTAAATGGAGTAAAAAATGGCTATCGATTTTGAAGTATTTGATGGTAAATCTTTATCAGATTTATTTAAAGATATTTATGACAATACACAAACTAATAAAAAACAGCTAGAAGTTTTAATGCAAGAGGTTGTTGGTTTTATAAAAGACGGCGACACTGCTGTACAAATCATTCCTATGTTAAAAGAATATTTAGAGATAAATGTAAAGAATGATGACCAATTAGTGAAAATGGCTGCTGTTGTACAGCGTATTATATCATCTGAACAAAGAGGAAATATTGAAGATGAATTTAGTTTATCTGATTCTGAAAAAGAGCAACTTGTGGGCGCCTTAGAAGATGCTGCAACAGACTTACAAAAACGTTCAGATGAAATTAATGTAGATATAAAAAAAGTGAGTAATTAATGGCTTATCGTGGAAATTCGAAATTTTTAAATAGAGAACTAAAACAAGGATTTACTACATATGATGATGTTTATGGTATTATTAAAGATAATGTAGATGAAATATCTGAATTTTATGAACTTGAACCAGCTATAGTTTTACAAGTTTTACTTGACCCGAAAGATTTTCCTACTATAAAAGATACAAATAATAAAAATATTCCTGATTATTCTTATTTAGGAACAATAAAGGCTAGATTTTTATATAGTCAAAGCGAAGGTGATGAAATAAGTGAATATATAAAACCGTTATCAGCACATATAACAGCTTATCCAACAAAAGGAGAAGTTGTGAATGTAGCTCGTCATGGTGGAATTTATTTTTATTATCATTCTTTAAATATACGAAATCAAGTAAATATGAATCGTATAGCTGGAGAAAGAGGTGAAGGATTAGTTTTACCACAAAGAACTAAATATAATAGAAAAATTTTGGGTCAACAAGGTGATTTAATTATAAATGGTAGGTTTGGGCAAGGAATAAAGTTAGGTAGTGATACTTTATATAAAAATCCAACCATAAAAATAACAAATAGACAATTGATAGATCCTAGAAAAAAATTAAACAGGAGCTTTCCTCATATACAAGATATAAATGGAGATGGTTCTTCAATTTATTTAACATCCGGTCCATTAGATTCTGAAAGTGATGTTTTAATTCCAGCTGCTGTATCCAATAAATATCCACCTGAACTTGGAGGAGTTATGGATGGAGATATGATAACTATTAATTCAGATAAAATAGTTATAAATGCAAAAGGCAATCCAAGTGAAAATGATAATGGTGCAAAGAATAATGGTGATATTCATATGTTTGCTGTAAGAAGTATTAATTTAACTTCTAATTATGAAATTACTTTAGAGCCTGGAAAAAATGGTCATATACAATTGGGTGAAGTGGATGCAATGAATCCAGCTGTAAAAGGATTTGAATTAGAAGATTTATTTGAAAAATTAATTGACGCGTTAAGTAATTTTTGTAATGAAATTTCAAAACCTGAAATAGGTATAACAGAAATATCTGATGCTGCTGTAAAATTAAAAAATTTATTAATAGGAGAAGAAGATGGTGGCGGAATTAAAGACGATACTTTACCAGCTATTTTTAGTAATACAGTTTTTATAGCAAATGATGGAGAATAGATATGAGTGCGGTTTCTAATAAAATAAAAGAAGTTATAAATGATGAAATTGTTGGTATAAGAAAAAATATGGATGGAAAAGTTGATAAAGTTATTAAGGGTATGAGATCTGGAGAGGAGCAATCTGATAAGCTAGCAGAAATTAAAAGAGATATGATTACTTTAGAAGAAGTTAAACAGAAAGTAAGGGATGCAGTTGATAGAGTTAAATCTATACGGGTTTCTTTAAAGGCGGGTAAAGATGCATCTGTAGCTAGTAGAAAAGCTTCTGTAATTGGATCTGCTTTAAATCCAGCAGCTGCAGCTATAGCATATGGGCTGGAATTTATAATTAATAAGGTTACACAAGAAATAAAAGATATAGGAGATGCAATTAATGTTGTACCGCCAATATTGGATAATTTAGAAAAATTTTCAGATAATACTAATCGTAAATTAGAAAAAGAAATAAATAGAAAAGAAGCAAAAAAGCGTTTAGCAGATGAACGAAAGAATATGTTAGTTTAATATATTTATATACAGATAGGAGTTAGTTATGGCAAATACTAAAAAAATTATTTCTTTAATAAGAGAAATAGTTAGGCATGAAGTTAAAAAAGAAGTAAAGAAGATATTTATTAAAGAGAATGTTAAAAATACTTCTGTAAAATTACAGCCTAAAAAATTAAAAAAAGAAGTAAGTTACACTAAAGATCCGATGTTGAATAAAATTTTAAACGAAACAGCGCAGTCTCAAGAGTTTGAAGAATATCCGATAATAAGTGGTAATCCTTATACAACTGAAAGAATGGCTGAATTAATTGGTTACAATGGAAGTCCTATGGGTAATGATGAAATGAGAAGAAAAGCAGCTGCTATTGATACAGCACAAAAGGTAGGGGTAAATCCAAATGAAGTTCCTGAAGAAGTTATGGGAGCATTAACAAGAGATTATAGAGATGTAATGAAAGCAATGGATAAAAAGAAGAGTGTATAATGGGTGTAATTGAAAATGATTTAAATCCAAGTGTTTATATAGGGCTCAAATTACCGTTGGAACACGGTAAACAAGGATTTTTTGGTAGAACGCAGAAAGCTATTGAGCAAACTAAATATAATATTAAAAATCTTTTATTAACTAAAAAGGGTGAAAGATTAGGAAATCCCGCATTTGGATCAGATTTAGAAAAAATTATTTTTGAACAAGAAGGAGATGATTTAGAAAATAGAGTAGAAGAGAGTATAAGATCATCTATAAGTGAATGGCTACCTTTTGTTGGGATAGAATCTATTGAAACTAATTTTTCTGCAAATAATAGAAACACAATTAATGTATCGATCCATTTTTCATTAGATATAGATAGCACTCAAGTAGAAAAATTATCTATGGATTTTAAAAGCCAAGAACCAAAAGAATACTTATTTGGCAGTACAATAACGTAATTATCGGAGACAAATAATGCCATATACAGCACCAAAACAATCAGTAAAAGAAGTTAGGTATTTAAATAAAGATTTTACATCTTTTAAAAGTAATTTAATTGAATTTACTAAAATATATTTTCCTAATGAGTATAATGATTTTAATGAATCTTCTCCTGGCATGATTTTTATTGAAATGGCGTCATATGTTGGAGATGTATTATCTTATTATATAGATAACCAATTTAAAGAAAGTCTTTTAGCATTTGCTGAAGAAAAGAAAACCGTTTATAATATGGTTCAGTCTCTAGGGTATACACCAAAATTATCTATACCTGCTACGACAGGATTAGATGTTTTTCAAACTGTTCCTGCTATATCTACAGGAACTGGTGCTAGTTATAGTGTAAAGCCTGATTTAAATTATGCTCTAGCAATAAAATCTGGAATGGAAATCGTTTCAGATACTAGTATAAAATTTATTACACAAGAAGATTGTAATTTTAGTTTTTCAAGTTCTTATGATCCAATGGAGATAACTGTTTATGAGAGTAGTAATAATGTTCCTGTAACTTATCTTTTAAAAAAATCTGTTAAAGTTTCTAGTGGGGAAATTGCTACAGAATATTTTACTTTTAATACTGCTGAAAAGTATAGTAGAATTGCATTAGCTAATAAAAACGTAACAGAAATAACTAAAGTAACAGATAGTGATGGAAACAATTGGTATGAAGTTCCTTTCCTAGCTCAGGACACAGTATATACTGATATGACAAATATAGCAAAAAATGACGATGAATTATATACATATAGTGATCAAGCTCCATATTTACTTAAATTACTTAAAACTGCTCGTAGATTTACAACTTTTATTAGAGAAGATGGTAAAACTGAATTACGATTTGGTGCTGGAACATCAGATAGTCCTGATGAGGAAATAATTCCTAATCCAGACGAAGTTGGTTCTTCTCTTCCTGGTTCTCCATCTAAATTGGGTATAGCATTTGATCCTTCAAATTTTTTAAAAACTAAAGCATATGGACAAGCTCCTTCAAATACTCAATTAACTATTACATATAGATATGGTGGCGGAGTTAATCATAATGTTAGATCAAACAGTTTAAGAAATATTAATTCGTTAGAAGTTTCTTTAGATGAGTCTGGACTTACAACAAGCTTAGTAAACCAAACAAAGGCATCTATAGCAGTAAATAATGTTATTCCAGGTTCTGGTGGAAAGGATGCTGAAAGTGTTATAGAAGTTAAAAATAATGCTTTAGCATATTTTCAAGCTCAACAGAGAGCTGTAACTAAAGAAGATTATATTACAAGAGTATATGCATTGCCACCTAAATATGGTAATATTGCTAAATGTTATATTGTACAAGATACACAGTTAGATAGTAAATCAGGAGCTAATTCTGATTCTAGAATTATAAATCCATTAGCATTAAATTTATATGTATTGGGATTTGATGCTGGAAAGAAATTGACTGCTGTAAATAAAGCTGTAAAAGAAAATATACAAACTTATTTAACTCAATTTAGAATGGTAACTGATGCAGTTAATATTAAAGATGCATTTGTTATTAATGTTGGAATTAAATTTAATTTACTTACAAAAGTTGGTTATAATAAAGAAGAGGTTGTTTTACAAGCAATACAAAAAATTAAAGATTTTTTTAATGTAGATAAATGGCAAATAGGGCAACCAATTATTTTAGCAGATTTAGCTTATCAAATATCACTTATAGATGGGGTTTCAGCAGTTATACCACCCGAAGAAGATAATGTTGCTGGTCATCCTGTTTTAGTAACCAATAAATTTCAAGAATCAAGTGGTTATTCAGGAAATATTTATGATATTAAAGGGGCTACAAAAGATGGAATTGTTTATCCATCTCTAGATCCAAGTATATTTGAATTAAAATATCCATCAATAGACGTTGAAGGTCGAGTTATTGGTGATTCAGCAGGAGGTAACTAATGCATTATTTTATTTTTCCAGACGCAGACACAACTATGTACCAAGCCTCATCTAGTAGAAATACTGGACTTGATGAAATATTACAAATAGATAAAAGTATGAATGCTTCAGGAGGAAATGTTAGAGTTTCTCGTATTTTAATGAAATTTGATTTAGCTTATATTTCTCAATCAATGCACAGAGGAACTATCGCACGAGATGCAAAATTTTATTTAAATATGTATGATGCAAATCCAATTGATAGAAGGAGCAAGTTGGGCTTATAGAGATGGTCTTACTGCAAAAAATTATTGGGTCAGTAGTTCTGAAACTGGTGGTACTTGGTATACAGCCTCCTATAGTTCACAATCTTTTGCGTACGATACTACAGATATGAGAATGGATGTTACTCCAATTATATCTAAATGGATGGATAAAACATATGAAAATGAAGGATTTATTATAAAAAGAAGTGGAAGTGAATCGAATACAGATACAAGTACTGATGAAGGTAGCACTGATAGATTAGGAAATTTTAAATTTTTCTCTAGTAATACTCATACAATTTATCCGCCAAAGTTAGAAGTAGAATGGTATGATACAGTATGGAGTACTGGTTCACTTGGTGCGCTCTCTTCCACACAATTAGAAGATATGGTTTTTTATATGAAAACATTAAGACCTGAATATAAAGAAAAATCTAAAACAAAATTTAGAGTTGTTGGAAGAGAAAGATATCCAACAAAATCATATTCAAACACTGCTTCAGAATATCTTACAGTAAAATATTTACCGAGTGGAAGTAAAGCAAGCATTGGTAAAGACGGAGCTTACTATTCAGTATTGGATACTCAGACAGAAGATGTTATTGTTCCTTATGGAACAGGCTCTTTAATCAGTTGTGATTCTACTGGCAATTATTTTAATTTTTGGATGGACGGATTGCAGTCAGAAAGATATTATAAATTTGAATTTAAAATTGTAAGTGGTAGTAATACTTCTGAAGAAACAATACAATATTTTGATGATGATTTTGTTTTTAAAGTAGTGAGATAAAAAATGCCTTATACTCAAGAGGAATTAAAAAAATCTACTTTTTATCAACAGTTGATTGACAGAGACGAACAAGAATATTTACAAAGAAAAGCTTTGTTATTAGAAAGATCGGCAACTTCTGGCTCAGCTGATGATGGATCTCTATTATCTAGAGATCAAGAAGGTAATATTTTGCTTTTTGAAGATCCTTATACAGGTAAATTATATGAAGATCCATCTTCAAAAATAATACATAATACAGTAGTAAATCAATTAAAAGATAATGAAACAGTTGTTAATGATATTCTAGATAGAAGACTGAGAGAATTGTAATGGCAAGTAAGCTTATACAGAGAGACAAAAGATTACTAAATGCTCATATTACTAAAAGAGTAGGTCAAAAACCATATGAAGATGGTTTGTGGGGATCTCAAGGTAATAGAGATTTTGTTTATTTTGAAATTTATGATAATCAAAATAATCTTATAGAATTTAAAAATTTTTCATTGGCAGAATTTTCTGTAAACGCAAATAGTAATATAGAATTTTATCCTGGAAAACATATAACAAAATTGGGATTTGATAGTGGCATTTTTAAAGTAAAATATTACTTTTTAAGAAAGTTAGCAGGAGATGATGCCAGTGTTTTAGTTAGAACAAAAACAGGATTAGAAGGAGATATTTATAATAACTTATCAAATATCTATATAACAGATGATGGTAAAGTTTATATTGGTACTGAAGAACAATTTAGAGATAATAGCATTACTAATGAACAGTTAGCAATTGAAGATTTGAGATATCAAATAGATGAAATTTCTCCATCTCGTAAAGAAGTTAGATTAAAAGCAAAAAATATAAATGGTGATTATATATTAGATTTTGTGGATATACAAACATCAATTAATTTAGTTAAAATAGATTCTGTTATTGATTTTATAGGAAATGATAAAAATGATTCTAATGCTTTAACAATATCTCCCAATACAGGAGGTTTTCTATTTACACAAAAAATGGTAGATGGTACAGTAACTATACCAAATGTTTTTAAAGTAAATGAAATACAGATAGCAGCAAGAACTGAAACGAATTTTATTAAAAATCCAAGTGGTGAATTATATGATACGGATAGTTTTGGTGATCCGTTAAATTTAAAAAATAAATATGAATGGGATGCTAGTTTGCATGCAGATGCAGTTTCAGTAAAAAATTGGTCTCCTGGATTTAATGGTCATGGAAGCGGTACTGCAGAAGGAACTGCTGCTATTGGTTATCATGCTAAGTGGGTAATAGGAGAAGGTATGACTGGTGGAACTGCTATGAAGTTTCCCGATCAGAATGATATATTTACTGACTTGGATATTTGGCCAAATGATATCCTTCATCGTTGGTTAGGTATACGTCAAGACATGAGTAATTTACAAGGACAAGGAGTTACACACAGTGATATTGTAAATGTAAGTCTTAATGTAAAAAGTACAGTTGCTGGTAAAGGAGTGCAGGTATCTCTTAGATATGCTGATGAAATGATAGTTGAAGATGATCCAACGCCGTTAAAGCCAACCGGTTATTTTGATCCAAGTAGTCCAGATCCTACAGAAACAATGCCAACTGATCCTCCAGTAGGTTACATGGCTAATAGTAGTGGAAATGCAACCGCAATTGAAACACGACCACCAGCTAGACTTGTAATGATACTGAGTACATATAATTTAACCTTTGCTGATTTAGCAATAGGAGATACAACTGCATATTGGGGTGGAGCAGGTGCTTGGATAATAACTCAATCTACAGGAGGATCAAGTCCAATTTTTGTATGGAGCCCAAATTTAGGAACTGAATATACATTAGAAGGTACATTAAGTAATGGTGGAGATTGGGAGTGGGATGGAAGTGCATGGGTAATATATGGCAGTAGTACAAATAGTCCATCACCTCCTGTAGGATCAGTAAATCCTTTAGAATGGCCCGATGCGATAAATAGCCATCCATATCAATTAGAAGGTCAAGGTTCTCCTTTATTTAGAAGAGATACCGCTCGGGGATTAAATAGTGGTTGGCAAACTGGTACTCAGACACAGGAGAATGGGATATTAATTAAAGATGATTTAGTCTGGGTTACTAAATGGGATTATACATCCAATTATAGTGAATTGCAATTACATACTTTTGATGATTATTTTATTGGTACAAGAAATGTAGTATTAGACAATGGCAGTACTTTATATGAAGACATTTTTGCTAACGGATTTATACAAAGTATTACAAGAGTTCCAGAAGGAGGGAATAATGGTATAAAGGATAGTTGGTTTTTGATATTTTATAATAATGGAGATGTTGATGAAAATAATGGCGAAAGTACTATTCAGTCAAATAGATATTTTTATATAAAAACCAATGTAGGTGTACAAGCAAGACCAGACCACGCTAACAACTTTGTAAAAGTTCAACTTTTGAAGGATTTAGATTCAGCATTTAATGACGAGGTTTTAGATAATAATAATCAAATGGAATGGTCTTTTAAAAACGGAAGTAGTTCGGGCACTCTTATATATTATGTTTTCGTAGGAGATCTATATTGGAGACTTACAGACGGTGACAACGGTGGTCATTTATCAGATGGAGGTTTTGATTCTGGCTACCCAGGGAATAGATCTACTGGATTTGTTGGATTACCTTCACAACCAGAAGTAATGTTTCCAAAACGTAGTTGGTCAAGATATAATACTATTGTAGGTGATCAAATTTATAGATTTAAGTCATCAGCTGGTAATGGAATAGAAGGTAGCTGGCCAAAGGATGTTAATTTAAAATTTTATGGAGCTGGTGAACGAGGAACAAATGGTGCTGAATTAGTTGTGGGAAGTAGAAATCAATCAGCTACAAATTATAATTCTGATGCTATTTATGATGATGGTTCTTCAGAATTTGATTTTGATCCTAATCCATTAAAAACAGGATTTACTACAGCTGATTTTGATGATTACCCTGTAGGATCAAATAGTGCTGGTAATGGATTATGGACGTGGGATGGGCAACAATGGAATAGTACTGGATTAATGCCTCCAAGATTTCATTATACATCACCAAATATTACTGCGAGACAAGCATTACCTACTATTGCTGGTGAATGGCAAAAATTTGATTTAGAAATAGAAATTCCTAATGATTGGAAATTAGATCAAAAATGGTATTTATATATTTATGGTCATGCTTCTCGTGGAGGACCAGTTGGAGTTCATGGTGTAACTTGGGTAGATGATCTTTTTATGGATTTTACATTAAAAGATCAATCTATTACTCAAGATGTTTTTAAACCTTTTACCGCTCAAATTGCAAATGTAAGTACAGATGGTAAGACCATTACAGTAAGTAGAAATTTTAAACAAAATGCAATAGATATTGGAGTAGATGACGAAGATCCAGAAACAGCATATTATGATATAAGTAATCCAGGAACTTTTCCTGCATTTCAAGTATCTTATTTAAATTTAAATCCAATGGATTTAAGAACTTATCTTAAATTTGATAATAATTTATTTTTAACTACAAATTTTAAACAAGATAAAATATCTGTTCAAAATTATCCACACTCAGTTGTTTATAAATTATATGAACCTTTATCAAATGATTTTGAAAAATTTGATGAGTGTATTATTGTAAAGGAAATGGCAAATCCTTTAGAAGAAACTATAAAAATAATTGATTTTGTTCCTGAAGAAACAGGTAAATTAGTTTTAAAATCACCAGATTTAAAAAATGTTGATAGTCCTATTCAAGCAAGAACTATAGATTTTAAAACTGAAACTGATATTTTAACAGATGATGCTATAATATCTACAGAATTGAGAAATGAATTTTTAAGTCAAAGTATTGACAGTGTAGAACTTAATACAGATTACTCACAATACGAAAATTTTGTAAACTTTAGTTCAGTTGAAAAACGAATTAGGAATTTTAAATATAAATTAGAATTAATTGAAGACTATAAAATTATAAGTTCATCTTACGTTGGTGTAAGCGGATCATCTTTTGATTTAAATAAGTGGAATACAAAAATACATGATGTCAAAAATAAGCTTGATTCATTTGAAAAGTATATGTATTTTGAAAGTTCTTCTTATGTTAGTAGTTCTTTAGGAATATTTCATGATAATTCGTGGCCAGTAACTGATGGGAGTGGTACACTAAACAGTCCTTATATTTTAGCTCATACAACATCATCTCAAGCAACTACGTGGTTTTCTAATGCTATGATTAGTTCTTCTGATTATGATACGGAAAATTTAGATAGATTAAGTAATTTATTACCTGAATATATAAAAGAGGATTCCGAAAATCAAGTTTATTTAGATTTTGTTAATATGATAGCACATCATTTTGATAATATATGGATTTATATAAATTCTATTACTGATACTTTTGATAGGAGAGAAAAGTTAACAGAAGGTATATCAAAAGATTTATTGGGAAGTGTAGCTAAATCTTTAGGTTGGAATTTAAATGATGGAAAAGATTTAGTTCCGCTAACAAAATTTGCTTTAGGAAAAGAAGTTACAGGTTCAGCATATTCAGATTATTCTACTGTATCAGAAAAAGATTTATCACGTGAAATTTGGAGTCGTATTATAAATAATATGCCGTTCTTCTTAAAGAACAAAGGAACTATTAGAGCATTAAAAGGACTTATAAATATTTATGGTATTCCATCAACTATTTTAAGAGTTAAAGAATATGGTGGACCTGATGTTCCTGATAATGAAACTCCACAATATGAAATTACACGGAAATTTACAAAAGCTTTGGATTTTAAAAGTTCTCAATATGTAAAAACTGCTTGGAGTGATGATAGTTCTACTTCAAGAAAACCTGATACAGTTGAGTTTAGGTTTAGGGCAGCAACTGGTTCTAATCAAATACTTGTTCAAAAAGATGATGATAATAATCAAGATTGGTTTATTAGATTGAAAGATAACGATTCAACTGATAATTATGGTTTTGTTTCCTTTATGCTATCTGGTTCACAAGTTGGTGCTGCACTTGGACAATACAAAGAAGTATCATCATCAGCTTTACCTATATATGATGGTGATTTCTATTCTGTAATGGTTCGAAGGATGTCTGGCAGTGACGATACACAAATTTCACAATCTTATGAATTAAATGTAGGTAAATATGATTCAAGTAGAAGTAAGATACATTTATACAGCACAACAACAATGGATGTTACACAAGCTGCTTCATCATCATTTAGTAATGCTTGGACAGGAAGCGGTGATATATATATTGGTGGAAACCACACCCTTCCCCCAAATATCGGCGTACAATTTAGTGGATCAATCATGGAATATAGACATTGGACAGAGATATTAAATACTGGTTCATTTAAAAATCATGTAGGTAATCCAAAAGCATATGATGGGAATACAGTTTCGTCTTCTTATAATAATTTAGTATTAAGATATTCATTTGATGATAATAAAGATTTAAGTTCTGATACAGAAGGTATTCGTGATGTAAGTTCAAATCAAACTACAACATTATCAGGTTCTCATAGTGGATTTTCAGGAAACTTTTTTAGAAGCGTTGTTGATGAATTAAAAACACATATACCAAGCATAGGTGCTTTAAGAAGAACAACTAATAAAATTAGACTTGAAAGTAATTCAATTAAACCTGGACAGAATTTACAACCA